AACCAGCAGCCGAGCCACTGGAGGTCACGGTTATTGGACTAGCAATTAACCCAAGGTATGTATATGCAGGGTTGGATGGGAATCGCATTGCCATCGAGGTTCCCAACCGCATGTCCCAGCGACTTCTTCACAAGACTATTAAAATCAACAGGAAATTAGACTCCGACACCTACGAATTATATCATGGAAACTGACTCAGAAGCCCTAGAAGGCGAATCGTTGATTTATCTGGACAAGGAGCCAGATGTGGGTGCGCTTACCTATGCCTACGAAACCGCACTCATAGACCTAGACGAGTACTTCCAGACCTGCCTGCGCTCCTACGATGAGCGGCGCAACATTTGGCCGGGCAAGAGTGACGACCTCCGCAAGCACGGTGCTAACGCATTCCCGTGGGAGGGAGCCTCCGACCAAGAGGTAAATGTCATTGGTGAGCGGATCGATACCTATGTAGCTTTGTTTGACCAAGCCCTCCAACGCTCCCACATCAAGGCATTCCCGACTAGCATGGCATCCATGCCGAGGGCGGCGATGGTCTCTGGTTTCCTGAAGTGGATGAGAAGCACCTACATCCCTAACTTCCGCGAGAGCATGGAGCTGGGGGCTAATTATCTGTTGGAAAAAGGATTGATGATCTCGTATGTTGGCTGGCAGCGGGAGTCTCGTTCCTACCTCCAGACCATGACTCTGGACGAGGTGGCACAGGCAGCCCCGGAGATGGTTGATTTGTTGATGGACGAGAATGCCACAGAAATGGCACTAGGATTGATTCTGACGGCTTTCCCTGCGCTTTCTGGTAAGAGAGCCAGAAAAGCCCTCAAAGACCTCAGAACGAAGGGAGAGGCTCAAATACCCGTTCCTAGGGTGACAGTTGACCGTCCTGTGGTGCATTCCTGCGCCCCGGACGGGGAGGTCATCCTGCCGCCCTATGTCTCCGACCCGCAGCGGTCACCCTACATTTTCTGGAGAACCTTCCTAACTGCTCAAGAACTTGAGAAAAAAGTCACCAACGAGGGCTGGGACGATGACTGGGTCGAGAACGCTATCGAGCGACTCCGTGGCAAGGATTCCATGTACCTCGACGGGGAGAAGCAGAAGAATGTCACAAGGTTGCCCATCACCGACGATAACGACCTTGTCATGGTTGTTTACGGCTACCAACGCCTGATCGACGAGGAGGACGGTTCAGAGGGTATCTATTGCACGGTCTTCCACCCCAACTCCGAGGGCTACGCCAAGCATGAGCTTTTGAATGGCTACGACGACTATCCATTTGTGGTAACTCGTTTGTCTAATAACCAGAAGCGCATGTACGAGGTGCAGACCTTTGGTGACATCCTGCGCGGCGCACAACTCCAGATCAAAACCGAGCGTGACTCGCGTGTTGACCGTTCATCTCTGGCAACCCTGCCACCACTCATGCACCCCGCTGGCAAGCCTCCCTCCGACTGGGGGCCGGGCAGGCGGGTTCCATATCGTCGTTTGGGTGAGATCCAGTGGGGGCCAACACCACCACTAGACCCCGGTTCCGTAGAGGTGGAAGCGTCCATGATCGGACAGGCAGACCGCAGCGTTGGACTTGCGCTAGACAACCCGCTTTCCGCCATGAGGCAGCAATACTTCGTATCCAAGTTCTTGGATCATGTGCGCGATGTCCTGAACCTTGCTTGGAAACTATACCAACGCATGGGGCCTGATGAGGTTTTCTTCCAAGTCACTGGCAATCCAAATCCACAGGTGATGACCAAGGGTTCTGCTGACGAGAACTTCTCCATCGTGGTCAACTTTGACTCACAGAGCAATGACCCAGAGACCGCCGAGACGCAGTTGAAAAACATGGTGTCGCTCGTCCAACTTGACCGCAACGGCATCATGGATGTAAACAAGTTGCTTGAGTTCACGGCATCCAGCATCAACCCGATCTTTGCCGACTATGTCCTGCAACCAGCAGAGGAAGCGCAGCAGAAGGTCATGAAGAATGTCACGGACGACCTCGCCAAAATCTTCGCAGGCATCGAGGTTCCTGCCCAGCCCAATGGCGCACAGATCGCAATGCAGATGCTCCAAGCCTATGTCCAGCAACCCGATGTAGCGCAACGCGCACAGCAGGACGAGGCATTTGCGGCACGCTTGCAGAAATACGGGGAACAGTATCAGTTTCAGCTTCAGCAGGCCCAGAACGCAGAGATCGGTCGCATCGGCACGGCTCCTGCGGAGATGGGTGGAATGCAAACCCAAGGAATGCAGCAGTAATGGAAAAGCGTTTCACAAAGGTAGTCACCAACCCCGATACTGGTCGCAAGAAGACCGTGAGGTACGGGCAGAAGGGTGCTACCATCAAACCCGGAACCTCCAAGGGCGACTCCTACTGCGCTCGTTCGGCAAAGATCAAGGGCGACTGGAAGTCAGACCCCAACTCGCCAAACGCATTGTCCCGTAAGAAGTGGCGTTGCAAAGGCAGCAAAAGCATGAAATGATCATGCCTAATGGAACAAGTAATCGCATCAAAAAAATGCACTAAATGTGACATTGAACAAACTTTAGACCTTTTCCATAAAAATCCATCTTGTAAAGATGGAAGAGCGTCTTGGTGTAAAAAGTGTCAACATCAGCAATTAAAAGATTCTAGGAAATTCCCAGCAAAAAGAGCTATTCATGCAGTCTACAGTCGAAAATCTTCTTTAAAAAGCAGATATGGAATCACGCTTGATGAATACGAAAAAAAATTGCAATTGCAAAAATGGTCTTGCGCAATATGTGGATCAAAAAAACCAGAAAACGAAAAAAGACAAAAAAATCTAGCTGTGGATCACAATCACGCCACAGGATTTGTTAGGGGTATTTTATGCCAAAAATGCAATAGAGGAATTGGATTATTTAATGATGATATATCTAGACTTCAATCAGCAGTACAATATTTAATTAACGCACAACAAAATGAAAAAAACAGCAAAACAAGCTAAGATTGGTAAGGTCATGGGGGAGTACAAAGCTGGAACCCTCCATTCGGGCCAAGACCCCAAGGGGCCGCGCAAAGCACCCGTGGTGAAGAGTCGCAAACAAGCCGTGGCTATCGCTCTCTCGCAGGCTGGAATGTCCAAGAAGCGCAAATAACTTCATCAGATATCCCTCTTAACAATGGATCTATTGCGAATCAACGCATGAACGCACAGGACGCTGTGAACTAGGTGACTCTTCAATTTCACACAACTATGACACCACTACCGAAACCAACGATACAACAATCCGTAGAAGCACTCTCCGACCGCGAGGAATATCACGCCATCGTCCAGTTTATCCGCGATGAGCGTGAGAAGTTCTTCGGTGACCTTCGCCTGTGCGAGTCCAGCAATGATGTGATGAAGGTAGCTGGGTCTGTGGCTGCTCTGGATGAGTTGCTAGGTGTCCTAGCTTGACAATTTGCCTGTAACAATGTAAACATTACCCATCACGCCTAGCGTGTGTTTCATTGTTCATTGGTTTCACCCTTGGTAGGTTCAAGCCCTATCAAGGGTGTTTTCTTTACTAGATAGTGTAAATGCTCATAATGAGTGAATAAACGCACATTAGGACGGTTTTCGTCCAGTTCCTCGTACACTAGCACATCTTATATTTAATAAGATTTTAATCTTGGCAAAACCCCCCCTCCCCCCATTGGAACCAAATCCAACAGTGGAAAGAGGGTGACCCTCATCGCCTTGTTTTTATTCCCGCGACGATTTAACCCCTAGGAATCTGTTGCCGCTATCTTTTGTGTCAGTGTGCGGGTTGGAACTGAACTGGCTTACCTTTGCCAAAAACAAAGGGCTAGCACGAGGAGGTAAGAGAACCCGTGCCAGCCCTAGATCCGTTGCTCTACGCTTCGGAGGGGTGATTGGTGACGATGATTCTTACCTCACGTCGAGCGCAATCTTACTCTGGGTTTCCCCGCAAGTCAACCCACAAATTACCCGTCAAAATATCCGCATTCGTGGCGTGAATTTTCTCCGACCTTTTCTCCGACCTTTTCTCCGACCTTTTCTCCGACGATAACGCAAAAACACCACACGATTTTCGTCAGAAAAACTACACATTATTTCTAACATATAGATATCCACACCTATCCACACCCATATGCCCCCATTGTTGACTTATATTAACTCCCTCCACATTGCTAGGTCATCGCCGCCGCCGGGCGTTAACTGGTGTCAAAAACATGAATGTGCAATCCGAGGCTACCGAGGAAGCCCCAAATCCCTCGTCTAACATATCCTTTGAAGATTTAATCGCTCAGAGGACTCAGAAATACTCACAACCAGAAGCCGAAGCTACTGAAACTGAGGATGATTCTTGGGAAGAGGAAGAGACTCTGGAACCAGAGGCAGTTTCCGACGATCAGGAAGAACCCGAAGAAGATGATGCAGAGGAAGAAGGCGAAGAGGAACAGGAAGTAGACTTGTTGTCGCTAAACCCTGAAGAG